TTCTTCCGCCATAGCTCAGTTGGTAGAGCGCATGACTGTTAATCATGATGTCACAGGTTCGAGCCCTGTTGGCGGAGTAGATAAAGCATAGGAAACCTTGAGAAATCAAGGTTTTTTCTTGTTTTGGTCAAAAGTTGGTCAATGAATTTAGAACTATCTCAGCTTTTACTACATATTGGATAAGAATGAAAAAATCGTGAAAAAGCGACGTGAATAATCATACAATAGGAAAATTTGGTCAAAAAATGGTCAAGTGTCTGCTGACATGATTTTTCTAATTTTTTCAGTTTCTTCTTCCTCTTTTTCCTTAATAAGATGAGAGTAAGTTTCTATAATTTGCTTTGTATCTTTGTGACCTACGATTTTCGAAAGTGTCCAAATATCAATTCCTTCAGCCAGTAAAATACTGATATAGGTATGACGAATACCAGTAGCTGTTAGGACTTTTGGAGTTATATTTAATTGATGAAGCAGTTCACTGAGACAAGTATTGACAGTTTTATTTGAAGGTACACCATAAATTGGATTAACAAATAGAAGATTATTTGGATTATCGAAATCAATTGTATCTTGCTCTTTGAGCAATTTATCGAGTACTTCTATTACAGTATCATCAATAGGAATATTTCGTACAGATGTTTTTGTTTTAGGGTCTGTAAACTCATTTTTCGCTGAATCGTATCGCCTATAAGTTACAATCTCTTTGCTTTTCCAAAGTATGCAATCCCAAGTTAAGCCTAACACCTCTCCAAATCTCATACCAGTCTTTAACTGTATGTAAAGAAGATAGTAAACTAAGTTGTCAGTATAGTTTACATTATTGTAAAGATAATTAACTAATTTTTTATAATCTGCTTTACTATGAATATACTTATCTTCTTTTGATTTTGCTGGTTCTAATCCAGTTATCTTTACACCTATTGTAAAGTCATGGAAATCAAGTCGGTCTTGCTTAGCAAATTCTAGAACTTTCTTAACTTCAGAATTTAAACGAGCAACATTATCACGACCATTAGTTTTGGCAAATTGATTGATAAAGAGTTGATAGCGACTAGCCTTTATATTTACTAAAGGCATATTTCCGAAAAACTCTTCAATTAGTTTGCCACGTTTTATGTGTTTGTTGAGTGTCGCCTGTTTTTTATTTAAAGGCACGATATGTAGCTCATACCACTTTTTCCAAAGTTCATGTAAACTAATTTGTCTATCAATGTTAGCCCCTTTTAGAAGTCTAAGTTCAATCTCAATTGCTTCAAGTTCAGCTTCTTTTTTAGTTCTAAATCCAGAATTTGAAGCTATTACTTTTCCTTTATCATCAAAGATTCTATAGTCCCATAATTTTTTCTTACCTCTTTGTCTATAGGATGCCATATAGTTACCTCACTTTCATAAAAAGCAGATAACCAAGGGTTGTCTTGGTTATCATAGCATAATTATTTGAAAATTTCTAGAAAATTCTGTTCGAAAAATTCACGTGTTTTAGTAGCTAAAAAGAAATATCGACCTCCTCGATTCTGAGGATATTTTACAAATCCGTTTGGGTTTTGGTCAATATCAATTTGTTTGCGAATAATCGGCTTATATAGGACATTTTCAAGTAGCCATGGACGAGATACAGAGAGCATTTCTAGGACATCATTCATAGTCATATAGTGACCTGCTACAGCACTTTTCTTCAGTCTTTCATATTCATCTTTATCTACAATAATCTTCGAATCAGGAAGCTTAATAGTGATATTTGCTAAGTCAATAGTAAATTTATTTATTTCCATGACTTTATCTCCCTTCTAAATTATGAGATAATAGACTAGGGATAAGCCTAGTCTTATCTCAGTTAATCGGCAACATCATTCTTATTGTTCTTGGCGGAATTTTTAGGGTTGATGTTGTTTTTTTGATAAAAAATTTGAAAAGCATCTTCAAGTAAATCTTTAAAATTAAGATTAGAGAGTTTGTCACCAAACTTAGATAACCATATTCCTACATCTGTGTTTGGGGTGTAGTTGGCTTCATACTCTTGAATTAGTCTGATGATGAAGTGGTTACGTGCTTCTGTTCCCCATATTGTTTCTATTTTCCATAGAAGTGGATAGAAGCCACTACCTTTCATTAAATATAATATTGTTGCCATCAGGTCATTATTCCTTGAAGATAATGATTCTAGTGCTGGAAAGTCTCCCATATTTTTCATTAAATCACTTGTTACATCAAGAGCTTCTCCATTAGTTGATTCGTAGAAGCAATACTTATCAAGTATTTTATTGACAATTAGCTTGCTCAAGTCTTCAGAGCTTTCTAATGTTAGTAGCAGAGCTAGGATTTGATTACTATAAGTTCCTTTATAGGAAGCCTCCATACGAATCCAAGAATCACAGAATTTTGTGAGGTGCATATACCGTCCTTGATTATCTAATTGCTCCTGGTACTTATTATAGATACGAAGTAAAGCGTTAATATTCTTTTTCTTGCTACCAATATAAACAGTTTGAGCATATCCATTTACCTCTTGAGCACTAATTTTTGATATATTTTTACGTCCCTTGTTATTGGTAATGATGTATTGCTTTGTTTTCAAACCTTGGTAGAGGTCATTGACAGTTAACTTATAGTTAAAATAGTCAACGGCAAAGTCAATACGTGAAAGACGTAATTCATAGTAATCCTCGTCCAGTAATTGCGCCATGTTGTGGACGTCAATTGATTTACCGTTTAAGTCTTGATAACTAGATTTATATTGCGACAATGCAGATGCACTGAACTTTAATATAATACCCATTGTAAAGTTGGTCTGATGCCAAGCAATTGCAAAATAGTAAGGCAAGTCTTGAAAGGTGAATCCATCTGTATAGCCTGCTGGAGGTGTTTTTAATGGAATATAATTTCCAAAAAGAATAGGCAGAGATAGTTTATTAGCTATTATCTCAGATAGCGTTGAAGCAATTTGATGCCAATTATCTGGATAATCACCGACTGTATCTTCTGTGGGTTTGATAACAAATGTTATTTCGTCAACGCTTGTCATAATAACTGTTTTTCGTTCATTGTTATTATTAAGAATTACTTCAATTTCGTATGTCATAAATTATCCTCTCTCCGCCCAAGTACGAAAAGTTAACTAGGCGGTAAATTTTGTTTTAGTTAACTACATGGTAAAAGTGGACTATATCTAGTGATAAGGGGTAATTACTATGGGACGGGGGTCTTTACAGAATCCCCGTTAAGAGGCTGTAAGCCAATCCTTCGCCTGAAGGCTACGGGGCAACAGCCTCATCAAATTAAAAATAACGGTCTGAACGCTGCACAGCTTCCAGAATCAAATTTTCTAGCGGTCGCATGTTATAACTAGGTACTATGATGTGACGACTCTCTTTTCCATTGATTTTCATATATCCTACCCCTCGGGAGTTATTTCTTATGATGTTCTCTTTTTCATCAGAGAAGAGCATTGAGACCGTTTCTTTAGACAATTTACCTAGTGCAATCACTGTACCTATGGAATCACGTGATAAGCCAAGTGTTGACTTATGAGCGTCCTGCTGGGAAACGACTACAAATATAGAAAATGACCGTGATAATTGAATAAGACGTGTAAAGTCTTTTATAGCTTGGTCACGCTCCTTCTTATCAAGGCTATTTTGCCATGCAGTAAATTCATCAAAGCAGACTACTACAAATTCTCTGGACTTATCAAGCCCCTTTTGACGGTTTTCAAGAATTGATAATGCTAAAGTAAGGAGTTCTGCGACATCATTAAAACGCTTAAATCCTTTACATCCATCTAAAAAAGCAAAGTCAGAATCAGCCTTATAGTCGCCAATCAGAAACGTGGCTCTAGGGTAGGTGTGTGCAAAACGTGCTAAAAAAATTTTTGTCGCATAAGTCTTACCAGAACCGCTGGAACCTACTAAAAGAGCGTGTGGTACACGCTCAACTGGTATATCCCAGAAAAATCGAGTATTATAGTCGAACAAGGCTTTGTCAAGAAAACATCTCATCTCTTAACTCCCATTATGTGAAAAGGTAATCTGGAGATTTAGGTAGTATTGATTATTGTACCGAAGCATATCGCCAAATTGATAGGTAAAATGTAGATTTTGCTCTTTATCAGACCAGTAGGTGTAGGTTGTAGAATCAGATAGATACTTATTTAGTTGTGTCGTAAAGACTTGGGTAAGATACCTTTCTGTATCAGAATCTATTTTTTCACTAAGCATGATCGGAAAGCTGACAAGGTGACTATCTTGGTTGGGCGAACTTTGTAAATATCGAATATAGCGATTATCAAAAATAAGCTTTTGCCCTGTAATAGTTGCAGTCTTTTCAATCACTTGCTCAAGGTCGGAAGTGATTATAGGCAAGTCTAAACGTAATATTGTAGCTTGTTTTCGCTTCTCTTTAATCTCGCTAATCCTTAGCATAAGATAGAGAAATCCAGCAAATAAGATAATCAACCAAGATATAAATGACAACATATAATAATTCCTTTCTAAGGATAAGGGGAGATACTCCCCATTTCCCATTAAACCAATTCAATAATAGCTGATTGAGCTTTTACTGAAAGCGCTGCACGATTTCCGCTAGTGTAAGCATTGATAGAAACATTTTCAAGAATGATTTCTACTTTTTCATCAAACAGCTCTTCAAAGTCAGATATGTTAACCCTATCTGCTTTGATATTTGTCTGATGAAATCGACCATCACTTCTCAAGCCTAGCGTCAGACCTGTTTGACCAGTGTCTAGTCCTGTCGAAAAATCCTTTACTTTGGAAGCTCCGAGGAGTCTTCCTTTTAATGTTACTTGTGTAGCCTCCATGAGGTACCTCTCTTCTAGCCGTTACCTAAGTACATCAATATGTCACGGTCTTTTGACATATTGAAGATATAAATGTGTGTGATAGCTATCTCACATAAATAATTATCTCATTCACGCAAATAAAACTTTACCTAATTCTCCTAAAATCTAGCATTATTTTTTTATTTATTGTATCTCACAATTATCTAAGGTTGGTTATACCGCATTATAAGTGAAATATAATTTATCATCAATTACAAGTTAATCGGCTCAAGGATTCTAAAAATTATTGAATTTCCCTTTAAAACACACTTTACCCTAAATTTTCTAAACTTATTGATGTTTCTAAGACATTGATGATAGAATAATACACAAACTATTATTGCAAAGGAGAATGTTATATTTATGAAGCAAAATTTAGAAGAACGTATGTTGGTTACGGTTACAGTAAACTTGATGCATAGAATGGAAGAGTTTCAAGAATTTAAAAAGGAACAAGCCATTAGTGGAGACTATGAGGCAAAAATAGCTTATTTGGTAGAAAAGTTCCGAGTTCACGAAAAAACGGCTGAAAATTTGCTGTCTGGTAATGTTGTATCGAAAAATAATTACTTACAACTATTCCCATCTTTTGACCATGAAGTTCAGCATTCAGTAGGTACAGAAATAGAAAGATTAACAGAAACAATTAGTGAAGAAATTGAGCAGGGAAATGAGGATACCATCAAGGAAGTTAATGATATAATAACTAACAAATTAGAGAAACTTGATTTAAAAAAGCAGGTAAAAAACTATTCATTGCCTCGGTTAACTTCATTAGAAGAATTCGTTAACTCAAGTTTCAGAATGGTGAATAAGCCAAGAAAAGGAATTAAAATTTCAGATTATGCTCTAATTATATGGATTAATTATTTTTATACCTACATCTCTAAACAAGATAATCTATTTGAAATTACTAGCAAATTAGATACTCTTTCTCAGGCTCTCGAGTATCTTCCACTAATTGAAAAGATTTTTGAATCAGAGGAAAGTTTATATGTTTTTATTGAATTAGCTAATCGATTAGATTACTTAAAGTTCGTAGAGAAAAGGGACGAATGGGACTTATTTGATGAACTACTAATTTCCATAAAAAATACTCATGGGTTTGATGATTACCTTTAGAACATAAAAAAGCCAAGTCATTTTGGACTTGGTTTACTGTATTTGTTTTAATATATCTCTGAGAGCTTTAATTGTAGACTCTCTTTTTTCTTGAGGCAAATGCTCTATATCTTCGATTAACAGACTAAAGTCTTTATCTCTCTCAATATTTTCTACTTGAAAGAAAGTCTCTGTGTCAACTTCGAGAGCTTCCATAACCTTCTGTATGGTATCTATTTTTACATTTAAATCCTTGTTCTCAAGACGGTAAATGTAATTGAAACCCAAGCTAGCCTTTTCTGCCAGAGCCTCCTGAGTCATTCCTTTTTTCAGTCTTAAAAGTCTGATTTGCTTGGATACAAATTCCTTCAAATTACGATTATTGCTCATGCTACTATCATACAGCTTTATTCTCTGATAGTTACCACCTATTAAAGACTGAAATTTTAACAAAATATAACACAAAAGACTGTAATGTATGGTATAATGTCTTTAAAACAGTCTTTTAAGACATGATTCAAAAAGGAGAAACTAAATGTCTAAATCTAATGTTACTGGTCATGGTACTATTAAGAAGTTACGTACTGGTGCAGTAGTGTCTGTATTGACTACTTCGATGCTTGTAGGTGGGGTAGTAAGTGCTGAAGAGGTTGTAACTGGTACTGAATATACCTTGGTTGAGGTGGTTGCTGAGTCTGGTGCAAGCGAAGAAGTAGTTGAAACCAAGGTAACTGATGCACAGGTGTCTGAAGCTAAGGCTGAGGCTGACAAGGCCTCACAAGCGGTTACAGAGCAAGAAGCAGTTGTAGGTGGTTTGGAAGAAACTATTGCTACGGGTGAATCTGCGGTTTCTGATTTAAATACTCAAATTGAAGAAGCTAACAAGGTTACACCTGAGGTAGTAGCAGATGCTAAAACTGATGCTGATGCTAAGTCTGATGCCTTGGCAACAGCTAATGAAACTGTAGGAACTGCTACAAACTCTGCAAATGCAACATCAGAAGCAGTAGCTACTCAAGAGGGCGTAGTATCTGATGCTGATGCTAATGCTCAGAAAACTGCAAGTGCGGTTGCTGATGCTGAGAAGAAAGTAGCAGACCTTTCAGGTACTACAGATACAACTCAACTTCAGAAAGATGTAGACACTCTTACTGAAACTGTTGCTAAAGACACTACTGACTTAGCAGAAGCTAAACAGGCTCTTGAGTCTGCACAGTTGGCTGAAACCAACAAGGCTCAAGCTATAACAACTCAAGAAGGGGTAGTAGCATCTAAAGAGGCTGATGTTGACTCAACTGCAAGTGCTTTGGCAAATGCAACTAAAGCTAAGTCAGATGCTGAAAAAGAAGTATCTACAACTAAATCAGCTCTTGATACTGCCAAGGCAGGCACTACTGTAACTGAAACTGTTCAGGTTGGTACTGAGACTAAGACTACTGGTGGTACATCTACATTGAACTCTGGTGTTGCTCAGTCAGGTCGTTTCTCTGGCGTAAACGGTGTTGTAACCAATGAAGACTACCTGAAGGCTATCAAAAACTACGCTAATGGTACAGGAACCATTGCAGATATTGAGTCTGCTCTAGCTAAGGGGATTTCTTATCAGAGTGGAGGCTCTACTGTTTCTGTTAAAGTGAACATTCGTGATTTGTTGGCATCTCCGACTGTTGCCGAGTTCCAATCTTGGACTGAGAACATTCGTTACTCTTTCTCAGATACGGATAATTCTACCCTTGTAAAAGTTCATGACCTTACAGAAGAGCAACGCACAGATTTAAGTCTTTTCTATGCCTCATTGGTTAATGAATTACGTTCTAAACTAGGTACTCCTTTGTTGGATGTAACCAAGTCTAGTGTGTCAGTGGCGAACGATACTACAGATGCTTTGTTTAATGGTATGTTTGCTAATTACCGAGGTATGACTCATGACCAGCTTGTTGCTAGTGGTTTCTTTACCAAAGCTAGTGGAACAATTAACGATGTAACAGTTGTTGCTAAGGGTATTGCAAACAACGAAACCACTACAATCATTAACAATGTTGCAAATATCGCTCAATTTGATGATAGAGATGCAACTGTTTCTACAATGGCAGAGTTGAAGTCTATGGTATTGGCAGCGGTAGGTCATCAGTTGTATCGTCCTCTTTACAATACTGTAAATGGTGTTGGAAACGGCTCTGATTTTTCTACAGCCCTTAAAGTGTTGGGTCTTGTAGAGGGTGGAAATTCCGTTGGGGTATCTCTAGATGTATTGTCGTTCAAAGACGGTCATGGGGAGCGTGTACCTAAGGTTGTTGTTACATTTAGCAATACTGTAGGTACTCCAATTGTTAATAAGTATTCAACAGTGACAGGTGGTACTACAACAACTACCCCTATTTATGAAACAGTAACTAAAACAGTAGTAGACGAGTCAGCAGTCACAGCAGCCCAATCAGCTTACGATACTGCTTTGGCTAATGCTCAAACAGCGAATGTAACTTACCAAAATGCAAATACTGCGTATGTTAATGCACAACAAGCCCTTGCAGACGCTCAAAAACAACTTTCTGACTTGAAGTCAGGTACAGTAGATATTCCTGCTCTTGAGCAAGCAGTAAAAGATGCTGAAACTCAACTTGAAAAAGACCAAGCGTCATTGCAGTCTGCTAAAGAAACTCTTGCAGTAGCTAAAGCAAGTGCTATCGACAAGGCTAACGCTCTTTCTAAGGCTAAGGCTGAACTGGTAGAGGCTCGCTCAGCAGATGAAAACGCCCAAGGGGTACTTGCACAAGAAAAAGAAACTCTAGAAGTACTTAAGAAGGCTGACCAGGTTGCACAACTTGCCCTTACTGAAGCTATCGCTAAACAAAGCACAGCTAAATCTGACTCTGAAAAAGCTACTGCTAAGTACAATGAACTTGCTAAAGCTTTGACGGATAAGGGTGCAGTTCTTACGGTCTTGAATGCTAAGCTTACTGAAGCTAATCAAGCCCTTGCAGTTGCTCGTGCAGAGTATGAGACTGCTAAGGAGTTACTTGCAACTCTTAAAGCTGATGCAACTAAGAAAACTGCTCGCTACGAAGAGTTGGCTAACCTGAAGGCAGAACAAGACCGTGCTGAGGCTGAGGCTAAACGCTTGTCTGAGTTGAAGGCTAAGGCTGAAGCTATCAACAATGCAGGTGGTATTGCGACTCCAGTTGTTGATGCTAACGGGGTAGTTATTGACTACGTTGATGGGAAGAAAGCAACATCTGTAGTGCATACTAAAATTGGAAAACAAGCTGGCATAACGCAGGTTGGTGACAAAATTACTTATTCACGTGTTGAACGTGCTAAGACCTTGCCAAACACAGGGGAGCAAACAAGTTTGTTGGCACTCGCAGGTGTGTCAGTATTATCTAGCCTTGGTCTTGCAAGTGCAAGAAGACGCAAACAAGGATAGATGGCTAAAATGAAAAAATCTTCTTACTTATTGTAGGAAGATTTTTTGGATTCCTAAAAATTTCGGAAAGACTACGCTATTCCAACAATTTTTAGGAATGTTAATAGAATTTTAAATTTTTTAGTTACTCCGAAATGCTTCTTTTTCAAAACTTGGTCAGACTGTATTTTTATAAAAATTCTGTATAATTTAGGAAACACATAGATATTTTATAAAATTTCATGTGGTCAAAATTTGGTCAAATTCCTTCTTTTCATTACTCCATAGATAAGTGACAAACCCTTGATTATCGCTATTTTTGTTATCTATTTTAACTTATTTTAACGTAAAATTATCTGTTGGCGGAGTAGATAAAGCATAGGAAACCTTGAGAAATCAAGGTTTTTTGCTTTTTACAAGAAAAAACCGAGAAAGTTTAGTATTCTCGGTTCTTAGAATAATAGTATCCAATGAATTGATAGGAGAAAAATACAAAAACTGCACCAAAAGAAATCAGTAAACCTAGATAGAAACCATTTGGTACAAAGGTTAAAACTAGTTTAGTTTGACCTGGACTTACATCCACTTTCATAAAACCTTCTTGCGCTTTTTGGATTTTAATAGGTTTACCATCAATGGTTGCATTCCATCCTTTATCATAGGGTAAAGTAAGGAGGAGTGAGGCTTCTTTATCGGTTACAAAATCAACGGTTACTTTATTACCATCAGTTTTTGTTACTACTTGTTTTTCTTGGAGAATGGAAATAGCCTGTTGGAAAGCTAATAAGTCCAATCGATAAAATTGTGGTTTATCAAAAGAAACTTGATTATTTTCAGGAAAATATACATTGACTTGAACCTGTACATCTGTAGTAAAGCTCCCCACATTGAAGAAAGAGAAAGCATTATCTAGTGTAAACTCACTTGACTGATTGTTGACAGTAATGACAACTTTTTTTTGATTCTCATTTGAGAATGTTAAATTTGGCAAATTTAAGTATACTTGGCTATTTGCAGGTATATTTACTAAGAAAGTTGCTTTTGCAGCATCCTCATTGTCCACTTTGTTGACAGTCATTCGATTGCTCAGTTCAACTGTATTTTGTGAAACAACATCTGATAAAGTGTGGTAGTATTTTTGAGATAGCCCTGTTAGTTGATTAAGAAAATTTGTTTGATTATCGAGAGTCAGATTTGTAAAATTGACATCTTTGTAAATCCCTTCAGTCAATAGGGCTAACCCTAGATTAAAACTATTTTCGTAAAGATTAATAGTAGACTGACTCTGATTCAGTGTGAAACCAAACTTATTTGGGTCCGTAGTAGCTAAATTATATTTGACTCCGAATAGGCTATCAGCAATGATTGTATTATTCTGATAACGAAGATTCAAATTGGTACCGTCTGAACGGAAACCGAGCTTATCTAGTACTGAGCTGGAAGCACGATTTCGAATGGAGGAGAATTGAGAAATACCGTTGTAATTGAATTTCATGCTATCATTGCCAGTTTGTGGTAATAGACGTTCTATACGATAAAATGAATCAGTTGTAGTCTTTGTAGACTTTACAATACTGTCAATATCTGTCAATTTTTCTTCATAGTTTGATTGGCTAGGAAAATGCCATTCATCAGAAATCCCCTGAACCTGATAATGACTATGTAATCCAAGTTCTAAGAAAGTGAAGAACAATAAAATAATATTAATCCATTTTAAGGATGATTTATAGCGAATCATTGCTACAAAAAGAATGAAGTAGGCTATTAGAAATTCTAGTGTGAGTAGGAAATTTACATCCGTTAGAAACTCATAATGGTCTCTAAAAATAAAGGTAGAAGTAAAGCAAATGAGTAAAAATGAAACAATCAGAGTAAAATTTTTAATACTTACTTGACGTAGTCGTACCAATGTCTCTGCTGCTAAATAGATAACGGTTATTGATAGAGCCCATGCATAACGATAGAGGAACATGTTTGGCGCATGCATACCTTGCCAAAAAAGATTGAGTGGTTGTAGGTAGAAACTTGAAATAATGAACGTAAAGAATAGAGCATAGGAGAGTTTGATAGTTGGTTTTATTTCTTTTAATGTAAAGAATAATAAAGCGAGTATTAATGGAACGAGACCAACAGAGATCATGGGAATAGAACCGAATTTTGTTGTATCAAAGCTACCAACTAAGTTTTTTGCAAAGAAGTCCAGATACCAAGAGTCTTCGGTTTTTAGGTTGACAATTTTTGTAAATGTCTCACCATGAGTTTTTAAATCCAAGTAGGTTGGTAACAACATGAACATGCTGCTTAAAGCAGATAAAATTGACACTATTGTAAAGCTGATAAATTTTTTGATTCTCTGACTATCTATCCATGATAATTGAACCAATGTCCATAATGTTAGAAAAATAGCCACCATATAACCGAAGTAATAGTTTTGGACAAACAAGCATGTTAATGTTATGTAGTAGAGAATCGGACCCTGTTTTTTTAATAATCGATGCAATCCAAGAAGAACGAGTGGGAGGAGTATAAAAACGTCTAGCCAGTTGTTTATTTCTAATTGACTTGTACTAAAACTCATCAGAGAAAAACTATTAGCGAGTAATAGTGCCCATTCTTCTTTCAAATTTTTATGGATACCCTTTAGACTGAAATAAGTTGACAACCCAGTCAATCCAAATTTGACAATAGTGACAAGGTAGATAGCGTCAGGCATGGATTGTAAATCAAAGAAAAAGACAATTGGAGATAGGAATGAGCCTAGGTAATAGGAGGATAGAGCATAAAAATTGAGTCCTAAACCACTTGAAAATGTGTAAAATAAAGAGCCGTCTCCGTGTAAAGTATTTCGTAATGTTTGATTAAAAATAACATACTGATGGAAGCCATCACTGGCCAATATTGTTGTATCACTTCCCCACCAGATTCCTTGAAATACTAAGACGATAGAAATAATAGTCAGCGGAATAAGGAAAGATAAGAGATAATAAATGGATGTTTTTGTAAATATTTTTTTCATAGATTTAAAAGAAAAGGCGAATAAATCGCCTTTTTATTATGCTTTCCAAAGTTCTTGTACTTTTGCTTGTACTTCAGCATTTTCCAAGAATTCATCATAAGTTTCGTCGATTCGGTCGATAACACCGTTTTTAGAAATGACGATGATATGGTTTGCTAAAGTTTGAATAAATTCGTGGTCGTGGCTGGCAAAGATGATGGACTCTTTAAAAGCTTTCAAACCATCGTTCAGACTGGAAATTGACTCCAAGTCCAAGTGGTTGGTTGGATCATCTAAGACCAAGACATTTGACTTGAGGAGCATGAGTTTTGACAACATCACGCGCACTTTTTCGCCCCCTGACAAGACGTTTACAGGTTTGTTAACCTCATCACCCGAGAAGAGCATACGTCCCAAGAAACCGCGCAAGAAGGTATTGTCATCTTCTTCCTTGCTGGCAAATTGACGGAGCCAATCAAGGATAGATTCGTTTGTATCAAAGTCACGAGTATTGTCTTTTGGTAAGTAGGATTGACTAGTAGTGACACCCCACTTGACAGTACCTTCATATTCAATATCGCCCATAAGAGCACGAATGAGAGCAGTTGTTTGGATGTCGTTTTGACCAATAAGAGCAGTCTTGTCACCTGGACGCAGGATAAAGCTGATATTGTCAAGAATCGTTTCACCATCGATGACAACTTTCAAGTTTTCAACTGTTAGGAGGTCATTACCGATTTCACGTTCTGATTTGAAGTTGATAAATGGATACTTACGGCTAGAAGGAATAATTTCCTCCAACTCGATTTTGTCCAACATCTTCTTACGTGAAGTAGCTTGCTTAGACTTAGAGGCATTAGCAGAGAAGCGGGCAACGAATTCTTGTAGTTCTTTGATTTTTTCTTCTGCTTTGGCATTACGGTCAGCTTGTAGTTTAGCTGCTAGTTCGCTAGATTGTTTCCAGAAGTCATAGTTACCAACGAAAATCTTGATTTTACCGAAGTCAAGGTCGGCCATATGGGTACATACCTTGTTCAAGAAGTGGCGGTCGTGGGACACGACGATAACCGTATTTTCAAAGTCAATCAAGAAATCTTCGAGCCAGTTGATAGATTGGATGTCCAGACCGTTGGTTGGCTCGTCCAAAAGAAGAACATCAGGCTTACCAAAGAGGGCCTTAGCCAAGAGGACCTTAACCTTCTCACCGTTGGTCAATTCGCTCATGTTTTGGTAGTGGAGGTCTTCTGAGATATTGAGGTTTTGGAGCAATTGAGAAGCTTCACTTTCAGCTTCCCAGCCACCAAGTTCAGCAAACTCACCTTCTAATTCAGCAGCACGAACACCATCTTCATCAGAAAAATCTTCCTTCATGTAAATAGCATCTTTTTCTTTCATGATGCTGTAAAGTTGCTCATTTCCCATGATAACAACGTCAATCACGCGCTCATCTTCATAGTCGAAATGGTTCTGACGTAGTACAGAAAGGCGTTCGTCTGGTCCAAGTGAAATATGACCTGTTGATGGCTCGATGTCACCAGCAAGAATTTTCAAAAATGTAGATTTACCAGCACCATTGGCACCAATCAAACCGTAGGTATTTCCTGCTGTAAATTTGATATTGACATCGTCAAATAATTTGCGGTCGCTAAAGCGAAGCGACACGTCTGATACTGTAAGCATAGTTTCTCCTCTATTTCTGTCTATTAGTTTTATTGTACTAGAAAGAACTTGAATTTTCAATGAATTACATTGGAATCAAAATATCTTCATCATAATGTTTATGGTCTTTTTGAAGACTGAAGCCACGTCCACGCACCTGACTCGCAGGCATAACAACCATAAAGGCAGTTTCATCAATTTCTAATACAGCTGTCTCCAGTTTCTGCATTTCTGGAATAGAGATGGTAGTCATCAACATGCGCTTGTCAACCCCTGTAAAGCCACCAATAATTGGAAGTTCTGTCACACCGCGATCAGCAACTTTAGTAATATAGTCTTTAATTTCTTCTGATTTTTGAGAAATAATCATGACATTTCGAGAAGATTGGGTACCAGACATCATGCGGTTGACAATATAAGTAATGGTCATTAGGGCAATAATCGAGTACATAACAGTATCAGTATCGAAGGCAACAAATCCAAGACCAACGATAATACCATCAATAATAGCCATTGTCAGACCTAATGATAAAGGAGTGTACTTGTGAATAAATTGAATAAGAATACCTGTTCCACCAGTAGAAGAATTTCCAAGGAAGACAAGCCCAAGTCCAAAACCTAGGATAATTCCACCGAAAATAGCAGCTAGGAGAGGATTTTCTGTCAAGTTGGGTAAACCTGCTGTCAACTTGATGCAAAGAGGATAAATGATAGCACCATAGACAGTTTTGATAAATACAGATTTTCCTAAGAAAAACCAACAGATGATTAATAAAGGGATGTTACAGTAGAGGACAAAGTCAGACGGACTCCACCCCAGAAGAGCATTGAGTGCGATTGCTAAACCTCCGACACCACCAGATACGATATTATTCTCTAGAAAAAAACTGTTAAATCCAATGGCCATGACAACTGATCCGAGTGTGACAGAGATAAAGTCCTTTATACGTTCTTTCATATATTCTCCTTGGTTAGTGTTATAAAAGCAATTTCTATTATCCCTAATTTAGACAGTATCGTCAAGGCTTTGTCAGCTTGACTTTCTAATTTTTTGCGGTTATAATAGGAATCAATCAGAAGAGTAGTAAGTGGATAATTTTTAGAGAGTTTGTGGTTGGTGTAAACAAACAAGAGTCGCTTATGAATGGACTGAGTGAATAGAATCTGAATAAATAAGGATTCGGCTAGCAGGCCTTATGTGCAAAAAGATGTAAGCTTATTTAATGCTTATAAGTGAGGTGGCACCGTGTCCTTGACGCCCTCGCACAGTTTTCTGTGCGTGGGCTTTTATTATGTAAAAGGAGAACATTTTATGAGTAAACCGATTATCCTAACAGGAGACCGTCCAACAGGCAAATTACATATTGGACATTATGTTGGTTCGTTGAAAAATCGTGTTTTATTACAGGATGCAGGTCAACATGAACTTTTTGTCTTTTTAGCAGACCAACAAGCGTTGACAGATCATGCAAAGGAACCGGAAAAAATTGTTGAATCCGTTGGAAACGTAGCACTAGATTATCTAGCGGCAGGACTTGATCCAGCTAAGACAACGATTTTCATCCAGAGTCAAATTCCTGAATTGGCAGAGTTGACCATGTACTACATGAACTTGGTATCTGTTGCACGTCTAGAACGCAATCCTACAGTGAAGACTGAGATTGCTCAGAAGGGATTTGGCGAAGGAATTCCAGCTGGTTTTTTGGTCTATCCTGTGTCACAAGCGGCGGATATTACAGCCTTCAAGGCAAACTTTGTTCCAGTAGGAAATGACCAGAAACCTATGATTGAGCAGACTCGTGAAATCGTTCGTAGCTTTAACCATGCTTACCAGACTGATATTTTGGTAGAGCCGGAGGGCATTTATCCTGAAAATGAGGCAGCTGGTCGCTTGCCAGGTTTGGACGGCAATGCCAAGATGTCTAAGTCACTTGGAAATGGTATTTATCTGGCAGATGACATGGATACGCTCAAGAAGAAAGTCATGTCCATGTACACTGATCCCAACCACATCCGTGTTGAAGACCCAGGTAAGATTGAAGGAAACATGGTTTTCCACTATCTTGACGTCTTTGGGCGCGAAGAAGATAAGGCTGAGATTGAGGCTATGAAGGAGCACTATCAACGTGGTGGTTTGGGCGATGTGAAGACCAAACGTTATTTGCTGGACATTTTAGAGAGAGAATTAGGACCAATCCGTGAACGCCGTCTGGAGTTTGCACAGGATATGGGACAGGTCTATGCAATGTTGGAAGCAGGTAGCCAAAAAGCTCGCCAAGTTGCTGCGACAACTCTTGACCAAGTGAAATCTGCTATGGGAATTAACTATTTTAAATAAGGTTAACAATGAAAGTGCAATGTTGAGAAAATGTTGCTTTTTTCATTTGTTTTACGACGTAGCAAAATACAAACGTTCGAATTTTATATGTAAAACTGAATAGAATTTTCTGAATTTTTAGGAATGATGATATTAAGGCGAATAATGATTGACAAATGATTTCAAAATGTTATCATAATTAAAATACAAATAGCAATCATGCTACATATTAAATAAGAAAAGAGGAAGAAAATGTCAAACTGGGACACTAAATTTTTGAAAAAAGGCTTTACTTTCGACGATGTATTACTTATTCCGGCTGAAAGTCATGTATTACCACATGATATTGATTTAAAAACACAATTAGCACCAAATTTGACCCTTAATCTTCCGATTATTTCTGCTGCTATGGATACAGTAACAGATAGCAAAATGGCTATCGCTATGGCGCGTGCGGGTGGTTTGGGCGTCATCCATAAAAATATGTCCATCGCGGAGCAGGCAGACGAGGTGCGTAAGGTAAAACGTTCTGAAAATGGCGTCATTATCGATCCATTCTTCTTAACACCAGAACACACCATTGCTGAAGCTGAGAAATTGATGGCTACTTATCGTATTTCCGGTGTGCCAATCGTTGAAACATTGGAAAATCGTAAGTTGGTCGGTATTATCACCAACCGCGATATGCGTTTCATTTCAGATTACTCACAGCCAATTTCGACCAACATGACAAGCGATGAATTGGTGACAGCGCCAGTTGGAACAGATCTTGCGACTGCGGAGGCTATTCTTCACAAGCATCGTATTGAAAAATTGCCATTGGTTGATGAAAACGGCCGTTTGTCAGGCTTGATTACCATCAAAGATATTGAGAAAGTGATTGAGTTCCCAAATGCTGCGAAGGATGAATTTGGTCGTCTCTTGGTTGCGGGTGCTGTTGGTGTTACATCTGATACTTTTGAACGTGCAGAAGCTCTCTTTGAAGCAGGTGCAGATGCGATTGTCATCGATACAGCTCATGGTCATTCAGCTGGTGTTTTGCGTAAGATCAAAGAAATCCGCGAACACTTCCCAACTCGTACCTTGATTGCCGGCAACATTGCGACTGCAGAGGGTGCACGTGCCCTTTATGAAGCAGGGGTTGATGTCGTTAAAGTTGGTATTGGTCCAGGTTCCATCTGTACGACTCGCGTAATCGCAGGTGTAGGAGTTCCTCAGGTGACGGCTATTTACGATGCGGCAGGTGTTGCGCGTGAATATGGTAAAACGATTATCGCTGATGGTGGTATCAAATATTCTGGAGATATTGTCAAGGCACTTGCAGCGGGTGGTCATGCCGTTATGCTTGGTTCTATGTTTGCAGGAACGGATGAAGCACCAGGTGAGACAGAAATCTTCCAAGGTCGTAAGTTCAAGACCTATCGCGGTATGGGCTCTATCGCTGCCATGAAACAAGGTTCAAAAGACCGTTACTTCCAAGCATCTGTCAATGAAGCCAACAAACTTGTTCCAGAAGGAATTGAAGGGCGTGTAGCCTATAAAGGTTCAGTTGCAGATATGATTTTCCAAATGGTTGGTGGACTTCGCTCAGGTATGGGCTATGTAGGTGCTGGTAACTTGACTGAATTGCATGAAAATGCACAATTCATCGAAATGTCAGGTGCTGGTTTGAAAGAAAGCCATCCACACGATGTTCAAATCACAAACGAAGCTCCAAACTATTCAGTTCAGTAAAACAAAAACAAGACCCTCTTGACAGGGTCTTTACTTTTTTTGTAAACTTTATTGACGATAGTGTAAACAATCTTATTCTGACTCAGTAACCTTACCAGACTCAATATGGAAGATTTTTAAACTATCAGGTAGCTTATGTAAATGGTCTAAAGATGTCGTTGTAATAAATGTTTGAATCGTATCTGTAATAGTTTCTAGTAGTTTGATTTGACGATTATTATCTAGCTCACTCATAACATCATCTAAGAGTAGAATTGGGTATTCTCGTGTGACCTCCTTCATCAGCTCAATTTCAGCCAGTTTGAGTGACAGAACGAGACTGCGGTGCTGACCTTGGCTACCATAATGGGCATTCATTCCATTTATAAAGAAAGTTACATCATCTCGATGTGGTCCAACTCCTGTATTTTTCTTAAATAAATCACGTTTGCGACACCTTTCCAATTCCGTCAAGAATTTGTCAATTAAATTGACATCATCTGTCAATTCGATTGAGGTTTGGTATTCGATTGTCAATTCTTCCCGATTGCCAGATATTTCTTGAACTTTTCTATTTCCGAATTCCTCTAATTTCTTTAGAAAGTCAATACGATGTTGGATAACACGACTACCATATTCAGCAAGTTGCTGATCTAACACGGATAGGAAGTTCTCATCAATCTTATCTGTAGATTTGAGGTAAGTATTTCTTTGTTTTAAAACGTGATTATAATTCGATAGGTCAGAGAGATAGAGTGGTTTGATTTGCCCTAGCTCGACATCGATGAACTTTCTTCTCAAAGCAGGCGCACCTTTTATCAGCTGTAAATCTTCTGGAGCAAATAGGACGACGTTCATATGTCCAATGTAATTAGAAAGTTTTGCTTGTTTGAGATGGTTGACCTTGGTCACTCGCCCCTTGTCTGTCAAGTGAATGTCAAGGGGAACTTTACCGCTTGTGCGATGGAGTAAACCAGAAATAGATAATTCCTTTTCTTGAAACTGTAGTAGGTCCTTATCTGTCCGTGTTCGATGACTTCGTGTTAAGGCTAAAACATAGATAGATTCTAGAATATTGGTTTTTCCTTGGGCGTTTTCGCCTAAAAAGACATTGAGCCCTTTGTGGAACTCAATATCTAATTGGTTGTAATTGCGAAAATGTTGTAACTCTAATCGTTCTAGCCACATGTCTACATACCAGGGAAACGAACAGGTTTTCTTTCAGTATTTTTAGTTGCTTTTTTAGGCGTTTTTACCTGTTTCTTATTCTTTTTATTTTCTTGATTTAACTTTTTAACGATTGCAGCCACACGTTCTTTTTCAGCTTGATCCTCTTGGTGCTGTTTGATTTCCTCTGCACTAGGAGCGACGATTGTGATGCTGGTGTTGTGGTCTGGGAGTGTGATAACATCTCCGACACGGATTTTTTTACCGCGTCTTTTTTCATCCTCTCCATTGAAAAGAATGGTATTTTCTTCTAAGAAACCTTTAATGGCACCTCCTGAATGGAGAATACCAGTCGTTTTTAACAATGCTTGTAATGTGATGTAGTCATCAAATAATTTAAATTCCATAAGTCACCTCGTTACAGAATATTATATCACAAAATGGTATGATTTGTGTTTAACGTGCTAAAAAGCCAGCCGTATCAAGGGGGGTTACAGTGTTGTAAAGTGCTGTAAACTTAATTTGTTCCCCTTTTTGTACACCCTCAAAGATTCCCGAGAGCTTTTTCATAAAATGTAACAGCATTTTTTGCATTCTCTTTTGAGAGGTGGCTATAGATGTCCATGGTCATTGATATTCTAGAATGACCAAGACGATGCTGGAGTTCCTTGTAGGGTATTCCGGAGTTAAGCAGCAAACTAGCGTGCGTGTGGCGGAAACCGTGAAAGCCGATGTTAGGCAGTCCGATATTCCTCAGGCGTGTGGTCAACCTGTTCCCTAGGGTCTTATCCTCAGGATAGTCATGGATAAAGTCGGAAAATACTACCGTTTCAGAACGTCCGAGGGTCCAAGCCTCTTGTATCTGTCGCCGTCTGTATTCTTTCAGCATGGCTACCGTCTGCCCGTCGATGTTTATATCGCGTATGCTGGCATTTGACTTGGGGGAGTTGATTGATCCATAGCGGTTTAGTGTTTTTGTGATGCTGACCGTGGCGTTGTTCAAGTCAATATCTGACCAGTGCAGTGCCAGCACCTCATTGATACGGCACCCAGTGGCTAGCAGAAACTTGTATAAAGTCACTTCGTAGAGGTTTCTGTAATTGGTTAAGTCTAAGCTGTCCAAGTAGTCAAGAAACTGCTTAAGTTGCTTATCGTTGAAGTGCTTAACTTTCTGCCTAGTGGCTTTTTTTGCGTTCCTGGGCAATATGACTTCCCGAGCTGGATTGTATGGCAGAACTTGCATAACAACACCGTATTGCAATATACGTTTGTTCAGCGCGTGGATTTTGTCATAGTGCAGATAGGCACCAGCTTCCCCTGTATTTGCTTTGTCTGCTAATTTGATGACGATGCTTTGGAGGAGTGGGGTCGTCAGTTTATCGAGCTTATAGGCTTCGAATAGTGGAATGACGTGCCTATTTAACAGTGCTTTGACATTCCCACGGGTATTTGGCTTTACTGTGTGCTTATAGCTATTCCACCACAATTCTGCCAACTCTTGATAATTGGTTATGGTAGCACTTTGGTAGCGTGTTGCTCCGTCTGTTTTAAAAGTCGCAATAGCTTGCTGAGTTTTGTTTTTAACCTCCTTCTTGGTCCTACCCGTGACATTAGTCTTGACTTTCTTACCGGTGATGGCATCTATTCCTAGATAAACACTGGCACGGTACACGGTAGCACCGTTTTTCTTTTTAACTTCAGTTATTTTCATGATCATAAACCTTTCCATCAGCAGGCAAGCTGTTATTAAAAAGATTTTAGAATGTTTTAGGTTTATATCATGCGTAGGCTTACGAGAATAGCCCTATTTTCGTTTGTTTCGGGTAAGATGATAATTTATATGGTTACGTTTTAAAGTGGTGCTATGACTCTTATATGGGCTTATTTATCGCTCAATCTTTTGAGGCTATCAAGGGCCTTCTGATTGTTTTTATATAGCACGTCTAGCTGTTCTTTAGCAATTCTGTTTAGTTCAGTTAGTCGGTTGCTTTGTGATAGTCCTTGTTTAATCATTTCAGCGTTAAGACTTTGTAAGTTATTTAGAACTAATAGCTGTTCAATAGTGGCATTATCTCGCTGATTACCTTCTCTATCAGGATAGGCGTTCTTGAATTCCTTTGCAGTCATACCAAATAAAGCGACGTTTATTAAATCAGCTTCAGAGGAATAGGCGAAAGAAATTTGATAGGGCTGGAGAGTTGGCACAATGTTTTCTTTGATAGCGTCCGTTTGTATGGTGTAATTAAGTTTTGAAATATAGCGGTTTACCTGCCAATCTAACTGGTTCTTGTAGGCTTCTTCTTGTTTTAGGCGCTGATAATCTTGAATGATATAAAGCTTAAACTCTGGTGAAAGCCAGGAAGCAAATTCAAAAGCTATATCAGAGTGGGCGAATGTACCGCCGTATCGGCCAGATTGGGAAGTTATACCAATGGCATTTGTCTCTTTTATCCATTTTTGCGGAGATAGTACGAAGCCATTTAATCCAGCCTCGCTTCTAAACTGGTCGAATTCGACCAGTTTAAAATTTTCATTATTTATTTTTTCCCAAGCTCCTAGGAATTCAATAGTATTTCTACTCCTCATCCAGTTTTTAATAATATCGGCTGGAGCGTCTGGATTTCGATATTTAGCGATATCTGTCAGACTGACATAATCAGTATTTGTGGAAAGTAAAGTTATTTCTTTACCATTTGCGTTAATTTTAACCATTATGAGCCTTTCTAAAATTGTTATAGGATTTACAGTTTTGTTGGCGTCAACAAAATTGATAGGTATAACCTTTACTAAGTCAGCGGACTTGCTGAAGCACGAGGGAATCACGCACCGAATGCTAACAGAAAGCCAATATATATATATGTTACGGTTGCTAAAATATACAAACTGACAAAACTTGACATTTTTCAGCTCCTAACAAAACCTAACTTTTTTCATCTACTGACAAAAACTGACTTTTTTCACTCCACACAGTCCACTAGAATCCCCTCTAGGCGTGGGTTAGAATTTATTTTCCCATGGCTTTTTTTGATTTTCTTTTTTTACTTTCTCAGCCATATCAGCTACTAAATTATTTATTATCATTTTGTCATCTTGTGATAATATACCGTAATTTAGTAGCATTTCTTCTTCTGGCATATATGAAAGCTGATTTACAGCAGATAAAAAAGAAACTAGGCGAGAAAAGTCAGGGTCATCACTATAATATCCTGTAACATATTGCCTTTCTAACTCTTCAAGTAGTGAGTCGCCTAATAGTGAATATATCCTAGCTTTTACGTGGTTATAAGGGTCGCTAGGGTCTATTTGATTTAGTTGATAACTAGCTTCTTGACTATCTCTATATTCACTGTGACCTAATAGGTATCCGACGGAAACATTGAATGAATCAGCAAGCAGTTTGGCTTTTTCGGAACCGATAGCATGTTTTTCGTTTTCCCAATTTGAAATAGTTAATTTTGTCGTACCAATTTCTTGAGCTAACTCTTGCTGAGTTAAACCTCTTTCTTTGCGTAATTCTTTCAATCTGTTCATAAATTTCACGACCTTTCACAGTGGATTATACACAATAAATAATAAAAAATCAAAGAAAACTATACTTTTTTTCAAAAAATGCTTGACGAGGTATAGAAAACTATATATAATCTACGACATAAGGTATAGTTTTCTATGCCTACCTCCCTCCACGACCTTTCACACTTTCAATCTATGGAGGGGGATTTTTCAAAGAAAGGAGAACGACATGAGCAAACTCAAAGGCTACCGGGTCATGTTAGGACTAACCCAGCAAGCTATGGCGGACAAGCTAGATATTTCTTTACAGTCATACAACAATAAAGAAACAGGCAAAACGCCATTCAATGACAAGGAAAAGAAAGTAATCAAGACCATTGTCGCAGAGGTTAAGCCAGACATCACCATTGATGAACTATTTTACAGTTAGAAAGGAGCAGGCATGGAATTAGTTTACATGGACGGACGGAAAGAGCCGTACACATTGAGCAGTATTGTAGCAGAATGCGCAGAGGTCAACCACAGGCATATTAAAAACTTACTTAACAAGCACAGAAAAGATTTTGAACAGTTTGGCAAGGTGCTTTTTAAAAATGCACCTTCAACATCAGGGCAGAAGGTAAGGGACTACATTCTGAATGAACAACAAGCTACTTTGTTAATTACTTATCTGAAAAATACTGAGTTAGTAAGAACGTTCAAAAAGAACCTAGTCCGAGCATTCTTTGAAATGCGGGACGAGGTGGCAGAGTTTCGCTACCAGAGGGCACTGGAGAAGCCCAAACGTAAGGCACTACATGAAGCTATTGAAACATGGCAGGAAGCCCCAAAACACGCGCACAGCACGGTTACAAACCTTTTGCTAAAGGGAGCTACTGGAATGAACAAACGCCAGCTAGTGGCACACCGTGGCGGACACAATGGCATTGACAGCCTAACCAGTCAGGAGCTTATCAGATACCAGGCACTAGAAGACATGGCTATTGCTATGATTAACCTAGACATGACATACCAAGAAATTAAAAACATGGTATTCAGACCACTAAAAAACGCACCACAAGGCGCGTGAGAGCAACAAAAAAAGGCTTACCGAGACCAATCAGCAAAGCCTTTTAACTACTAACTAAAACAAAATTAACAAGCAGGCAAGCTGTTATTAAAAGGGTTTTAGTAAATGTTTTATAGCTAGATTATACCATATCTAGGACATTATGACCATACAGAGGGCGCTAACCCTTAAAACTGGAGCAGAAAAGTATTAGGTGCTGGTATCGCCATTAGGTAGCCATGGACCCAGAGCAGCCTAAACCACCCTAAGAAAATCACACACAGCAAGGCTATTATTTTGGCACAGGCTTACACGACCACAGGGGGCAACCTGGTAAGTCTGGGGCGGGCAACCGCTGGGAATAGTCTGGGCTAGGTATAGAAATCGTATAGTAAAGAACCATTAAGCAAAGTCTTTTGAACTCACGGAGACAGTCCACACGGGCTATTACACAGACACAATAAAAGAAACGAGGCAAGAACTACATGAAAGACAGTAACAGAGAAACGATAATCCATTTTGAAGCATCTAGCAAAGAATACGCACCCGTAAAGGCTGCAATATCGGAAGAGCTAGAGGCGGTCATCAGAAAAGTATATCAGCTAGATCATGAAACAGGATGGACATTGCACTATCTAACCGAAATCATGCTGAACCACTTTCACGAGGACGTGGCACGAGTTCAATATGGCGATTTGACACCGATTGAACATACGCTAAATAGTTTCCCTTCAAGAATCGAACATACTAGGATGCTACTTTTAAAAGCTGGATATGAGGATAAGGTAGAGGTAGGCAATCCGATGTGGTACTTAAAACTAGCCTTACAAGATTTTGAGCATATGAAAAAACTGGCCAAGAAGGAGGCTAAAAAATGCAAGAAATGACAATCGAAACAGCTTTAACTTTGATAGCAATCTTTACACCGCTGAACCTCTATCTATGGTTTGGCGTTGGTTTGGGCACTTTTCGGCTTGATATAGAGCCTAAAATCAAGACCGAGGGTAAATATACCAGACCTATTGAAAACGAGCGCTACGGGGCTTATATACAGCTTGCAGGCAAACGCTATAACTAGGAGGGGAAACCATGCTGACATTTAGAGAACTTGAACATATAGCAGAGACTATTCTCAAACACACAACACCAGAAGAAATGCAGTGCTATCTTGATATGGAACACGATAGTAAATTGCTTTGGATAAAATACAAAATTGCAAGTCTGGAGGTGCAGGTATGACAGAAAATCGACTACCACCACACCTATACAAAGTTTTCAAGTTACTACCGCTTGGAATGGAATTGCCTATCACGGGGACAGATATTGAACGGCTGACAGGCTTGGACATCCGAACTATTAGGGAACATATTCGCCAGCTTATTGTTGATTATGGTATCCCCGTATGCGGTGGACGAGATAACAAGCAAGGGGGCTACTATATCCCCCAGAATGAAGTAGAACGACTTGCAGGAGTGCTACCACTCCAAAAGCAATACGACCAAGAACACAAGCGTATCCACGCGCTACTGACCGCAGACTTGCAAGACTGGAGGAAGTACAGAGATGAGGCTTGAACTAACCGTACAAAGTGAAATAGAGCTAAAAACGGGCATTTTGGAGCTTATAGAGAACTATCTGGAAGCGCGTGAGCAAACCCCGCCAAGACTGTTAGGACTAATCACAGCCCAGCAGGTTAAAGATGAACTAGGCATAAAAGATAAGACTTTGAAACGCTGGGAAGACAACGGGCTAAGACGATACCGACCACCATTAGAAGATACAAGAAAAATTTTTTATAGGGTCAGTGATATTCTGAAATTTTTGGGGGTGGAAAATGGGCGGTAAACATCTAAGACATCCAGCACTAAATGGGTTGCGAATAGGACGAGAAAGCAACGTGAAAGACCGTCGCCCAACCTTTGAACATATCAAAGAACAGCAACGACTAAAGAAACTCAAAAAGAAACGGAGAAATAAATGACGACAGACACAACGCTTTTACAACATAAAATTATTAGATTGTCAGAGCTTCCAAGTGAACAAATCATGTTGGAACCTAGTTTAATTAAGGACTTACTAAGAAGGCGACAAAAACTAGCAATTTCAGCACCTAAAGTTTCTTTGAAAACTAGTCTAGCTATCCACTTAGCTGTATCAGTAGCTTACGGCCTTAATTGGCTTGGTTGGCAATGTAATAGCTCTAAAATTCTCTATGTTAATTTGAATATATCTAAACAAGAATGTATAGTACGATTTTAATAAAGCGATTGAACATCTGCAGTTAGATCGTACTTCCGTTAGTAATATAGATATCTTGAACATTGAAGTTGCTCAAGGAATTTCCAACCTAGTTGATGATATTATTCAAGCAATGAATACGCAACATTATAGGGCGGTAGTTATTGACTCATTGGATAATATACCTACGCCAACATGGCAAAAAGAAAATAGGTTAGTAGAGCTGAACCGATTAACCAGCGAAACTAATTCATGCGTTATTTTTACAGAAAGTCATAGCCATAGACCTATTGGAAATGAGGAGGCGCGTGCCATGGCTGAGTGGTCCGATATTCTTAATTATTGTGACAGTTTAATAGAACTAATCCCATTGGAATTAGATCCAGAATTATTAAGAAGAGAGCGGTTATCAGCTGTATGGGAATTTTCCAAAAACATTCTGAACACTCATAACAAAAGGTATTATCTAATGAACGTAACCGATAAATACCCTGAAAGAGCTGATAGCAACAGCGAACAACTGTTTGAGCATTTAGAAACTGCTTTAATTTCACTTCCAGAGGAAACGAAAACAGGTATTTTTGACAAGTTTCACGCGCTAGATAATCCTATAAAAAATCGTACTTATTGGCGCTTAGAAACAGTTTCTAATTCTTTTCCACCAAAGGAGGCAACAAACAACCTATTTTATTATCCAATACTGAAGCATGATGATACCAAAATATTAGAATTTCATGAACCTGGTTTAAAAATTTCTGATGAGAGAATTCGAAGCTCAATTGAGGAAGAAAATGAGAGAGAAGTTTTTACTGCAAAATTAACTGACGGAATACACGGATTTTTTGATAAACATGAGTATTATCCAAACCAAAAAGAACTTTCTGAATATCTGGGGGTATCGCGTCAGACAATCGCAACATGGAAGAAAAAGGCATATAATACCATAGCAATCATAGATGGAAGATACCAAGATATACTATAATAAATTAACCACATTATGTATGTTAAGCGATGTTAATTAACGTTAAAATCGTGTTAAATTTAGGTTAAATTTAACATGTTAATTAACATCAATTTAACATAGAAATATATGCTTTGTTAAGCTGTGTTAACTCATGTTAATTTAACTAATGTTACTTACCAAAAACAAGCCTAAAACCTTGATAATTCTAAGATGTTAAGTAATGTTAAGTGATGTTAAATTGACATGAGTTAAAGAGGGACAATGACTACTACAGCCTAGCGTCAGTAGTAGTTTGACCGGCGGATGTTAAGTGTGGAAGTAGTGACAAGGAAAAGGGGGCGTTAGAGTCCGCCCCTTTATCCTGGTCCCTTGCACTTCCACAAGCGAAAAATAAAAAATAAATTTTGCCATGGGAATGACAATTAACATATAAAAATAAGGTGCATTAAGTGATTAAAGATAAGAATTTTTTAGAATTTGAGTATATGCCTCCTTTTCAAAAAAAAGAAGACATGGCTGGTTGGTTAGCCAAGAATGAGCCTATGAGGTATGTTTGGGATAAGGCTAGACGGGTGCTAGTATTTAACCTGGATACAAAGACATGGCAAGGGGTCAACTATGGAAAATCTGAACGAGTACTACTATCCAATCATAAAGGGATAAGTAGACGGAACAAAAAAATTTTTGAAACGGCTGAAAAGTGTAAACTTGACCTAATGCCCCCCGCAACTGGGAAGAGGTCATATATTTCAAACTGGGACGAGTTTCAACTTGAAGAAGTTATCTATAATGTGGCCAGTTACAAAGATTTTATGTATTTGTTTATTTTATGGGCTATCCGTGATGGTTATATTGTACGAGATAGCTCGGGTTATTTTGTTGGTAGACATTATAGATAATTATTAGTAGCGTGTGGGATGATGATTGTCCAGATGCGCAGTGAGTAGAATAACAGAGAGAGGCCTCGCCTCTTTTTGTGCTAAAATTAGAGAGGAATAACATGATGAAAAATAAAAGTGGTAGACCTACAAAAATGACACAAGGAACGGTAAAGAAATTAGAAGAGGCGTTTTTGAGAGGGCTAAGCGATGAAGAAGCTTGTTTGTATGCGAATATTTCAAAACCAACCCTGTATGATTATTGCAAGAAAAATCCACAGTTTACTGACCGAAAAGAGCTACTTAAGCAACGTATTAAAACACGCGCAAAGCTTAATATATCGAAAGCGATTGAAGATGGAGATATAGACTTGTCAAAATGGTACTTAGAGCGGAAAGATGATGAATTTAAAACCAAGACAAAACTTGAACATGATGGTATGGTATCCGTTGCGCCTCATAATCCATTTGAAGATTTGACGGTTGAAGAGTTACGAGCAATCATTGCTGAAGATGCGGAATAAATACTATTGGCTGAGAGGGTTGTCACGGTGACAATGTTTCAGATACGGTGGCGCGTGATTAAACAAAAAAGCCAATGCGCACGCACTGACTTGTGAATAAAACCTAAAACCATTATATCACACGGAGGTGCGTGGCGTGGATCTAAAACAGCTAGCAAAGTTTGAAAAACTGGTACGATCAAAGAAGAGAGATAGAAGCCTTGAGGGTTGGCATTGTCAACACACCAGACTATCAAAGTCAAAGGGTAAAACGCTCTAAAAAGAATACTACAGAAGACCAGGTTATAAAACGGATTGAGAAGATTGAGCGACTAGAAACTGACCTAGCACAGTTGTATGCAGACTATAACGAACTATCCGCCCGCATCGATGCAATCACCGACCCAGTTATAAGTCTGATAATGCGGTTGAAGTACGTAAACGGCTATTCTTGGCCAATGATTAAGCGGGCACTGCCCTACTATTCCCAGAGTAGCCTATATGACTATCACAAGAAAGGACTGGAAGAGCTTGAGCAAACAACTAGCAAAAAGAAAACTGAAAGAGTTTCATAGATGGTGCAGGGTGGCAGTTTTACACTATGACATGATACAGGTAGATGAGAATTGGACTGTGAAACTATTTGAGTTTGACCCCGAAGACTACAAGGGCAGGATATATGACTGGCAACGTAAAGCCCCTGAAGAAGTGAATGAGATTATAAAAGCAGTCAACGCAATAGCTAAACCAAGACATCGAGCTATACTTATCATGAGTTATATATCACCCGACAAGATACGAACAGCAGAGCAGACACAACGACTCGGGATAGCTGAAAGCACTTACTACTTGGCTAAAAATGAAGCTTTGAAAGAGTTCGCCGGTCAGTACCGAGAGGGCTCACTATTGCAGTATTTGGATAGTTAAGTTTGGGACCGTTCGGGAATAAACAACGCCGCCCTCTTCCGTGCACGATTTTCCCTTTTTGAATTTTTTGAGCAATTAGCAACCACGCGCCGCAGTCTATTTCGCCAAAATGGTAATTTTGAACGGATACAGTAAAACACAGTGGGAAACAGTAGAAGCATGATATAATACACTTACCAGCAATCAAAAAAGCGTAGCTACTCACTACGCTAGTACTTGCCTGCTGAACTCATTATTTTTAGTCTATCATGCTATAAATGATAGGCTTTTTTCTACCATTTGTCAAGTCCATCAAGGTATTTGACGAAAAATATTTTGAGTTCAATAGTCAAAATAA